ACAAGTTTTAACGCTAACTTTGTTGTAACAGATGTTAACAATAATACAGCTAACTATTGGAAACCTTGGGCCACTAACTCAGCAGGTACATCTTTTGGAGACACTGAAACAGTTTTAGCTAGTAAGTGGACGGCTAATGGAAACGTTGCTAGTAGTAGCACTATAACAAGTAGAGGTTTTGTATATGGTCTGTCCCCTAATAACTTATCGACAACAGGTACATATGTTACGGCGACAGGGGGTACGAACACGTATCAAAAAGCAATAGTTAATAACGCTGGTTTAGATTCTATGGGTTGGGTATACTGTAACCAGGGGTATAGCTCTACTCCTAGTCTTGCTAATTATACAGGCACTCCAACAGCTGGTACTGGTAATCAATTAGCCGTATACTCAGGTTCTATTTATCCAGGTACCAAATCACAAACTATAACAGAAAATCAAGTTTCTTTAATAGCCAATAACACATACAAATTAAGAGGTTGGTTTGAGCAAAAAAACAACGGAGGTATAGTGTATAGCAGTAATATATCTTCTTTCACTGTACCAGCATCATATGACTTTAGTGCAACTATAACTGTTAGGTCTGATCAAATTTATAGTACTATGGCTTATGGTTATGGATCTAGTGTATTGTATTGGCCAAACATGGGTTCAATGACTAGTTATATATTTAACGGTAAAACTATAACGGGCTTATATTTCCAAGATCAAAGTAGTACGGATTACTTGTATTTAAAATTCTCAACAACAAAACCATCATTTAGTAATCTAGTCATAAATGGAACCAGCTACGGTGCGTCTAGCACTTGGACTGCTACTGATAATTTGACCTGGAGGAAAGCAGCTACTGGTAATCCAATGGGTACTACTTACGGTTTCGCATTCTTAAACATGAGCATTTAAATAACGTGAAAATAGCGTGATAATATAAACATAGAAAACAATTAAATTTAATTAAACTAAATTATGGCAGAAAAAACAATTGATTTAACTCCAAAACCGGATAAAATCACAGACGAACAATTACAAGAGTTACAATCGTTACTTAACGAGATAAACAAAAATCAATTATCAATAGGTCAACTTGAAACACAAAAAGCTGGTATCATTGAAGGTGTAGGTCAACTACAACTTAAGCTTAGAAAAATTCAATCTTCTTTAGAAGAAGAGTATGGGCAGGTTTCTATCAATATTCAAGATGGATCAATATCTGAATTACCACAAGATGAAGCTGATAAGAAAGATTAGTATCGGTAAAGATTATAAAAATGAAGCTATGCATTATGCCGTGGGCCAAGAGGTCTACGGCGGGCATACTATTTGTCATATAACAGAAGAAGATGACAAGTTTAGTATATTTATTAAAAAAGCCGACGAGGTTTTACCTTGGAAAGACTTTAATAAAAATATGGCTGTAGCTATAGAGTATAATCTAGAGTATTAATGAAGAGCATATTTGATTTTGTTGTTGAGCCAGTAGGCGACAGATACAACAACACTAAAAATATAGATGGCGTTGATTTAATACTAAACACGCAAATATTCACATATCAAAACGTAAATAGGCTAGCAATAGTTAAAAGCTTACCTATAACAGGTGACACTAATATTAGTATAGGTGATCAAGTCATTGTTCATCACAATGTTTTTAGAAGGTATCATGACGTTAGAGGAGTGGAAAAGAATGGCAAGAGTTATATAGATGATGATAATTATTTATGTTCTTTTGACCAGATATTTTTATATAAAAACAAAAACGAGTGGAAAGCACCTAGAGGTTATTCATTTGTTAAACCTATTGAATCTAATAATATTTTTAATCTAAACAAAGAATTACCTAGTATAGGTGTCGTAAAGTATCTTGATGAACACTTCGACTCACAAATACAACAAGGTGATTTAGTTGGTTTTACTCCTGGTAGTGAATACGAGTTCATAGTAGATGATGAAAGATTATATAGAGTTAGATCTCAGTCATTAACTATTAGATATGAATATCAAGGAGACGAAAAAGAATATAATCCAAGCTGGGCATAAAGCAGTTGAAGAGTTGATAAAGGTTGCTAAAGAAGCTATAGTTGATTCAGATGATGATATATCAGCTGATAGGTTAAAGAATGCTGCTGCAACAAAAAAGCTAGCTATATTCGATGCTTTTGAAATACTAAATAGAATACAAGAAGAAGAGGATATGTTAAACAATAAACCTAAGGAAGAGACTAAAGAATCTTCATTTGGTGGTTTTGCAGAAAGAAGATCTAAGTAATGTATCAGCAACAGTTATTCAAGGTTATAGAACCTATAAAAATAAATACCATTAAGAGACTTAATAAGTCTAAAAAATGGAAGTATGGTTACAACAAAGAACATGATGTTGTTGTCATAAGTAAGACTGGGCAAATAGGTGAAGTATATGAAATACAGAATTTAAAAATAGCTTTACCTAAGATTATAAATCCAGTAAAATTCAGTAAAGATAAGTGGGAGGTTACTGAATATCCAAAAGAACTTAAAAGAATTAAGACTGTATTTGATTGGAGAGATTACCCTGATGAATTTAAAGATAAATGGTATGAGTATATTGACACAGAGTTTAAGTATCGTGAAGAAGGTTTCAGCTTTATTAACAAAGGTGAGCCTACTTATATTACTGGTACTCATTACATGTACTTGCAGTGGTCCAAGATTGATGTTGGGCAGCCAGACTTTCGAGAAGCAAATAGATTATTCTATATATTCTGGGAAGCTTGTAAAGCTGATGCCAGGTCATATGGAATGTGCTATCTCAAGAATCGACGCTCAGGTTTTTCATTCATGGCGTCCGGGGAGTGCGTTAACATGGCGACAATATCAACCGACTCACGGTTTGGGATACTGTCCAAATCTGGCCCCGATGCTAAAAAGATGTTCACAGATAAGGTGGTACCCATTTCTGTTAACTACCCATTTTTCTTTTCCCCAATCCAGGACGGTATGGACAGGCCCAAGACGGAACTTGCCTATCGTGTACCCGCCTCCAAGCTTACCAGAAGATCCATCGTTAGAACAACCAAGCAGACCGAAACCGAGACGCTATCAGGGCTCGATACGACGATCGACTGGAAGAACACCGGTGACAACTCCTATGATGGGGAGAAACTCAAACTCCTCGTCCACGACGAATCAGGTAAATGGGAGAGGCCGAACAACATCCTCAACAACTGGCGTGTTACGAAAACCACCCTTAGATTAGGTAGTAGAGTAATAGGTAAGTGTATGATGGGATCAACATCAAACGCTTTAGACAAAGGAGGGGATAATTTTAAGAAACTATATAAAGCTTCAGATGTTACAAAACGAAACCGCAATGGACAGACAAGCTCGGGACTATATTCTCTATTCATACCTATGGAATGGAACTACGAGGGTTTCATTGATTCTAATGGAATACCTGTATTCGACACACCTGAAACAGAAAAGGTTGGACCTTTTGGCGAGACTATAGATATAGGTATACTAGAACATTGGCAGAATGAAGTTGATGGCTTAAAAGATGATGGTGATGCTTTAAATGAATTTTATAGACAGTTCCCACGTACAGAAGAGCATGCTTTCAGAGATGAAACAAAAAACAGTATATTTAATTTAGCTAAAATATACGAGCAAATAGATTACAACGAAGAGACAAACTACATAAACACTATAACCACTGGTAACTTTCAATGGGCTAATGGTGTTAAAGATAGTAAAGTTATATTTTACCCCGATAAAAATGGTAGATTTAAATTAAGCTGGACACCACCATCCCACTTACAGAATAACGTTATATTAAAAAATGGTTATAAGAAACCAGGTAACGAACACATAGGTGTTTTTGGTTGCGATAGCTACGATATATCTGGTACAGTTGATGGTAAAGGTTCTAAAGGAGCTTTACACGGGTTAACTAAGTTTAGTATGGAAGATGCACCAGTAAACCATTTTTTCTGTGAATACATAGCTAGACCACAAACCGCTGAGATATTCTTTGAAGATGTACTTATGGCTTTAGTTTTTTATGGAATGCCTATACTAGCAGAGAATAACAAACCACGTTTATTGTATTATTTAAGAAGAAGAGGATACAGAGGCTTCTCAATGAACAGACCTGATAAAGTATGGAACAAACTATCTGTTGCTGAAAAAGAAGTAGGTGGAATACCTAACTCTAGTGAGGATATAAAACAATCACATGCAGCCGCAATAGAAATGTACATACAGGATCACGTTGGTATAAAGCCAGACGGGTCACACGGAACAGTTTATTTCAATGACCTTCTTAACGATTGGTCTAAGTTTGATATAAACAATAGAGGTAAATTTGATGCATCTATAAGTTCTGGTTTAGCTATAATGGGTTGTAATAGACATTTATATGCTCCAAACGCTAAAGTAGAAAAACAAAAACTAAATATAAGTTTCGCAAGGTATAAACAAGGTGGAACACATTCAAAATTAATAGAAAATTAATATGGCTGAGTCAGTTGTTAAAAGTTCTTTTCCAAGTCAAGTCGCTAGCGATTTAGAGAAAGTGAGTAAAGACTACGGTTTGAAAGTTGCTAAAGCAATTGAAAGCGAGTGGTTCAAAAGAGATTCTGGTACTAACAGATTCTTTGGTAACCAAACAGAGTTTCACAAACTAAGGTTGTATGCTAGAGGAGAACAATCAATACAAAAATATAAAGATGAATTATCTATAAACGGTGATTTATCTTACCTAAATTTAGACTGGAAACCAGTACCTATTATACCTAAGTTTGTAGATATAGTAGTAAACGGTATATCTGAAAGAGTATTTGATATAAAAGCATTTTCACAAGATCCAGCAGGTGTAAGCAAGAGAACAGCTTATATGGAGTCAATGCTTAGAGACATGAGAACTAAGGATTTAAACGCATATGCTAAAGAAGCGTTTGGCGTTGATCTTAATGAAAACGATCCAGAGATACTACCTGACTCACAACAAGAGTTAGACTTGCATATGCAACTTAGTTACAAGCAAGCTATAGAAATAGCTGAAGAGCAAGCTATCAACGTTGTTCTTGAAGGTAATAAGTATGATTTAACTAGAAGAAGAGTTAACTACGATTTAACAGTACTTGGTATGGGTGCTGTTAAAA